TACCGACCCCAGAGTATACACAGTATCAGGCCTGCTTATCAAAGAGACTGAGAAAGCATTACTGATCGAGGTACAGTATGTTGATACTACCAAGATGGAACCAGCCCCAAAAGAATGGTTCCCGAAAACCCAGATAGTTTCTGCAACTGTAGCTTCCTCTGATGATCGTCTAGAAGCAGAGCTGGCAGGAGATGCTCCAGAGCCAGACCAGTTTGAGATTAAGCATTGGATATTGTCGGAGAAAGGTCTAGTGAAATGACACCAGCAGAACAGTTATCTGAGAAAGTATCCGCTCTAGAAGCTGCCATACTTTCCAAACATCCAACTATGCCAACTCTCCTACGAGAGATCCATACAACTCTATCCTCCTACCCTGAGCAAGTCACACTCCTAACAGAGGCAGAGATTAAAGTGATTGTCTCAGGTTTATCTACCCAAACCAATGTTGCTTTTGCAGCCTCAGCTTCCAAGCCTGCCGCAGCTAAATCTCTAACTTCCAAGATAAAGGCTCTAGGAGCCGATGCTTTTTGATCCACCCTTATCCTTATCTAACCAACTAACCCTTAGATGCCTAGAGCTTGGAATTCCTTCGGAGGATTTCAGGCTTTTAGTCTTATGGGCCTGCCCAGATCAGTGTAATATACCAACACAAGATCTGCTAAAGCTAGAAGTTCTAGCATTCAGAGAGTTAATGTCATGCATACCAACACATTCGACAGCGAAAGTTTCCTTGGCGATACGATTCGAACTGATAGCCTATCTAGTTCTACTGAAGTCTCAGAACCAACTGGCACTGACAAAACATCTTGGATCGAACCCGGCTACGAAGGAAAGATTGATTACAGGATTAGGCAACTATCCTATTCTTCCATGCTCACTCTCCATTCGTGCCCGAGAAAGTTCCAGCTCTATCGACTACGAACTACCTACCGCGCCCCAGAAACAGATAAGTCTTCCATTACATTTGCCTTCGGCCATGTTGTCGGAGAAGCTATCCAACTTGCGATTGAAGATAAAAGCGAGTCAGAGATAATCTGGAAGATGTTTCTTGGCTGGCACACTGACCTATTTGCTGAAGATCCTAAACTAAATAAGTCTTTCTTCGGTGCAGTAATTGCACTTAAACGATTCTTGGCTCTCCGAGAATCTGGTTTCTTAAAGGAGTATGATCTTGTATATTACAACGGTAAACCTGCTTGTGAACTTAGCTTTTCTGTTATCTTTCCTGACGGCTTTAGATTGCGTGGGTTTGTTGACGCTGTACTTAGGCATCGAGATACGGGAAAAGTTATCGTCCTCGAAGTTAAAACAACTGGATCGGCAACTGTTAATCCTGCAACATACAAAAACAGTGCTCAAGCTATTGGCTACTCTATTGTTCTTGATTCTATCTTCCCAGATCTAAGCTCATATGAAGTTCTCTATCTTATATATCATACAAAGACAGGAGAGTATCTACCATTACCTTTTCAGAAAACTTATCTCCAGCGAGCATTATGGATACGTGAGTTACTTTTAGATATTGAAACAATCAAGATGTATGAGGAAGCGGAAGTTTATCCGATGCATGGGGAGTCCTGCTACTCTTTCTTCCGTGAGTGTGAATATCTTAATGTATGCCAATTATCGACAGAGTATCTCACCAAACCATGTACGGCTGATCAAGAGGACTCAACTGCTTATCAGATAACTCTAACTCTAGATGATCTCCTAACCACACAATTAGCGAAGGCGGAAATGTAAATGATCAAACTTGCCAAACCAAGAGTTTACAAACCTCCAACCCCGGCCCAAAAGAAACAAAGAATTCTTGCTTGGAAACTACGAATGGTTATGGGAACTAGAGGTAATCTGTATCCGAGAGAACATTATCTCCCTCCTGAAATAACCGCCAGATTACATATTGTATATTCTGATCTTAAGGTAATCGAGCAGATGATAAGAGATGAATTGAAAAGAAAGGATGTGAAATCAAATGATTAAAATCGAAATTTCTTCTTCGTCCATAGATGAACGAAACTACGAACGATTCGATGCTTTCTTCACCCAGAAAGTTGAAGAGCTAACTCAAGAACAGCTCACCGCAATTATCTGTATTATCAATCAATGCCCCGTAAATTTCACAGTCAAGAAAGCAGGATTTAACCATGAAACTCTCCCAGAAAATCGCATCTAAATCCCACCGAGTTCTTCTATTCGGTCCTCCCAAATCAGGCAAGACTCAGCTAGCTGGAGAACTTTCCAAAGAATTCAATCTCCTCTGGTTCGACCTGGAAAACGGTGTAGACACGCTGCTTAAGTTACCTAATTCTCAGAAAGAACGTATCGAAGTGATCACCCTCCCAGATACTCGATCTTACCCGATCGCTATCGAAACCATGCTCAAGGTAATCAAAGGAACTAAACTTGATATATGCGAAACCCATGGAAAAGTTGGATGTGCACTCTGCCGAAAAGACTCAAGAGATTTCACAACAGTTGAACTCTCATCCCTTCCCTTAGATACTGTGGTAGTCGTAGATAGTCTTACTCAGCTTACTAACTCTGCTATCTCCCACATCACCAAGAACCAACCAGAGGATTACAAACTCAACTATGACGACTGGGGGAATCTAGGCAAACTGATGGATACTTTTCTATCTCACGTCCAACAGTCCAAGTTCCATGTTGTCTGCATCTCTCATGAAACTGAGACTGAGATGGAAGATGGGAAGATGAAACTGGTACCGACCGCAGGCACTAAAGCATTCTCCAGGAACACAGCTAAATATTTCGACGAGGTTATATATGTGGAAGTTAAAAACAAAAAGCATATTGCTGCTAGTTCTACTATCTACAATGGGAATATTCTCACAGGTTCCAGATCAGGTGCTACTCTCGAAACTCAACTGGAAGCCAGTCTCATCCCAATCTTCAGAGGAGACGTGGTTAGCACAAATAAACTCACATCGCAAACCCCAGCGACAGCGGCATTGAGTGCATTAGAAAGAATGAAACTTGCACAAGGACTAAAGAAATGAACCAACCTACCCTACCAAAACTTATAGGTATCTGCGGCCATGCAAGATCAGGCAAGGATACAGTAACAGATTTCCTATTAACTACATACCCTAACCATTACCAACTAGCTTTTGCAGATCCTCTGAAAGAAGCAGCCTCAGTAGCATTTGGCATCCCACTAGGTTGGTTCTACTCAGATGATCTAAAAGATACTGTGCATCCGAACTGGAACAAAACTCCGCGACAGATCGTACAGTTCATGGGAACTGAGATGTTCCGAGATACTGCTCCCAAACTATTGGATGAAGTTGGTAATGATTTCTGGGTGCAGCGAGCAATACTTAGACTGTCTAATCTCTATATCCCAGAAGATGAAGGTACTTTCGATCAGGATGATACAGTAGTTATCTCTGATGTACGGTTCCAGAATGAGTATGATTGGATCATCTCAACTGGCGGTATCATTATTCACTTGACACGGCCCGGCGCCGATGGTAATATCGGTATCCTCGGGCACGCCAGCGAATACAAACTTAACTTATGGAATAAAGAAAGGACTTACACTTGTATAAATGATTCCACTATCCCAGAGTTGCATCGAAAGATTGCCAACATCATCGTATCTCTCTCGTATTAAATCTATCTCCTATCTTTTAAGGAAACTAAAATGAACGCTTCTACATCCCCCGCCGCTTTCAACATTGACTCTCTGTTGGATGGAACACTTGATGACTTAGCTGATGCTCCAGAGTTTCGTCCTTTCCCTGCTGGTACTCACAAGGTAACTATCACAATCGTCCAAAAGAAGATTGGCACTCACCCAGCATTCGAAGTTGGCATGAAAGCGATTGAAACAATCGAACTCTCTAACTCTGAAGACACTCCACTGGCAGCAGGTGCAACCACTTCAGTAGCTTACATGATGGATATGGAACTGGGCCAAGGAAATTTCAAGAAGATCCTTGCCTCTCTCTCTGGACACTTTGGAGCCAAGAGCAATCGAGAGCTGATTGCAGAAGCTCAGAATGCAGAAGTTCTGGTAGTTACCAAGGTTCGCATGAACAAAGACAAGACACAGAGCTACACAGATATTATCGAACTCCAGGTAATCTAAAGATCTAACATCAAGAACCTTCTCAGGAAACTGGGAGGGTTTTTTAGTTAGAGCATTTAACCACGACAACTACTGAAAGGATAGATTAATATGACCTCAAAAGTCTTTAAGATATTATTGTTCATAATTCTAGGGCTTCCAGCAATGCTAACAGGAATTCTACTAGGAATTATTTATGAAAGTTTTATGGCAGGTACACTGTGGGCAAGTTCCATAATCGATGAACTAGCAGAAACTAAGAAGGAAGAGATACGCAAATGACTAAACAGCACATCACACAAGATCAGGCGGTGCAGTTAACAGGAAGAACATGTCAATTCTCTAAGTGGAATCTTGTTAGTGGAGAGCAAATACACGACCTCTGCAACGCCGCGATCCAATGGGATCGTGAGCAGCAGGCGAAAGCGTTGCCGGTGTTGCCTGACTTAGATGCGGACGATCAGCAATGGTTGAGCGATAACCCGAACACAAGTGCCATAGTGGCATTTATCCGTGGTTATGCAACCGGGCACGGCCAGCAATGCGCATCACAGGCACGAGAGAAGGCGCTTAGGGAGGTGCTTGATCTATGTGCTGCCTTGAAAGAAAACTCCTTGGAATATGTGACTGATAGGATCAGCGATCTAGAGTTTTATTCCAGAATGAAAGGCACCAAGAAATGACCCCCGAAACACGAAAAACCCTAGAAACCTGCGCAACGATTGCAAAAGCAATCGAAGGCGATGCAAACCTAGAAGTCAACTTCTCAAGCAACGGCAGCATTCAAATCCACTGGTGCGGAGTCATTCAAGTAAATGGTACACCGGCACAGCCTGCGAAGGCTGTCAGGCTATTAAAACAACTATCTGCGCTTGGCGCAAGGGATTGCTGAAATGATCCCACAAGAAACCGCGATGCGCAAGGCGCTGGAGGCGTTGGAGACATACCAGCGTTACAACAAGTTTTTGGATGTGTGCAATCCGGCCATCGAATCCCTGCAAGCTGCACTGGCGCAGCAGGCTACACTTGAGGGTGCGGAGCGGGCGGCATGGCAACCAATTGAAACTGCGCCACACGATGGGACTTCCTTTATGGCTGGTTGGTTTGATGGGCCGTCCAATCCTGGCTGCAATATGCGCCCAATTAAACGGTACATGGGAGCATGGTGGGAGTCGAATGAAGATTACAAGGTGCGCACACCAACCCACTGGATGCCACTGCCTACGCCGCCAAAGGAACAACCATGACCACACCACAACAATCCGCGATGCGCAAGGCGCTGGAGTCAGAAGGCTGCGAACGCCTCAAGGACTTTTACAACGTAGGTCCAGTACAACGGGCAGCGGTTGAGTCGTTTGCGGTTGCACTGACGCAGAAGGCCCGCAAGTACGACCAAACCGATTGCTCCACGCACCAAATGGGCTGTCAGTGTGCTATTGATGCGGCACTGGCGCAGCAGGAAGAACCGATTGCATGGCTTGAGTATTCTCATGGCACGAGATACTTACACTTTGCATCTGGTAAACCCTACTGTGCTGGAACTTCAAGGGCAATACCTTTATATGGAACTCCTCTTTCAAAATGAAACCTCTACAATCTAAAATCAAAGCTCCTCCTGATGGTAGGATCAACAATAAACCTCCAGTCCGTAAACCTTTTCTCTCCATCGAAGAAGTTGCATCAATAGACTACCTAGTCCATGAGCTTGGTGCATCTTATCCAAAGATAGGTGAAAGACTAGGATGCTCCCGCCGTACAGTTATGGCAGCTGTGAATCGTACCGGAGCTTATATCAACTTATCTCCATATGTAAGAAAGGAGCTTGTCCAAGATGAGTGAGCAGATTTCAAAACTTGCAGCTCTGGCAGCTCTAATCAAGACTGGTAGACCTTCCCCTACACCGGCATCTACATCTTCTACCCTCCAGAGTTCCAACCCCGGCCCCAATAATGCAGCCTTCATAGGAACTCATGAGGATTCTACATATCTTCCCTACCTTAAAGGTATGTTCAATGGACTCAATACCTATGTTACCACTGAACCAATCTCACTTCTTTCGCATCTAGAACTCTATTGTACCAAGCGAGGGGTGAATAAAGTTGTCTCAACTAACACCGCGATTCTCTCCAAACTCCTTGAAAGACTTGGAAACTTCAAGTCCAAACCTTCCCTCTCAAATTATGCAGGTTCTGTATTCTCCCTTGGAGAAATTGACATTGTATTCATTGATCCACTCAAGCAGTTGCTCACAGTGCCATACGGTAAGTTCATTACCGCTAGATACATCAGTAAACTCTGCGCACCGAAAGTCTGGGGGGAGGCCACTGAGTTTTCTTGGACTCTTCTTACAGCTTCTAATCTAGAATCTACCTACCTAAAATACAAGGATGCCTATGCTATTGCAGTTGATATTGAAACCTATAAGCTTAATCTTGCTATCCGTTGCATTGGTTTTACTGCTGTGTTCTTCGACGCTGCTGGTAACGTCAGCACACATAGCTCAGTTCTCCCGCTGGATTCGGAATTTGCACTAACCTACTGTCGCAAGTTCTGTGACCTACCTGCCCAGAAGATCTTCCAGAATGGAAAGTATGACTGCTCTTACTTGCTTCGATATAACTCTCCTCCGAGAAACTGGCTATGGGACACAGCTCATTTTATGCACAGTTGGTATTCGGAGCTACCAAAAGATCTTGCTTTCCTTAATGCCTTCTTTCTACGCAAAGTGGTATATTGGAAAGATCTTGCAGAAACAAATGATCTCCAGGAGT